AAAAACTGCATACGAATTTAAATTTTAATCAACAATCTAAGTTCTCTATAATATAGAATCAAATAAATTCAAAAATATAAATTCATATCCTAAATTTATTAACTACTTAATTTAACCTTAAATAAAATAATTAATTTAATAACTTAAGTAATATCTAAGTAGTTAATAAAATTCAGATACCAAATCAGAAATTTAAAAGTATAAATACACTTATAATAAATCAATAAGGGATTAAATGTCAGATATAATTCAAAATGGTATGTATAAAGTTCTCGGCGATATGTCAAGACCTACCAAATTTAAATGTATGATATTTTTGCCTAAAATTTTAAAAAATATATCTGTAAAAGAACAAGATATTGATACTTATTGCAAGGCAACATCATTTCCTTCACTATCAACTGAAATAATAGAAATAGATTATAAAGGCAGAACAATCCCTATTCAAGGTATGCAAAGAATAGAACAAACCTGGTCTTGCGAATTTTATAATGATGAAAGTCACTTATTAAGAAATTTATTCATCAATTGGATGTTAATGTCACAATACTATAATTATGGCAATAATATACATATGCCAAATGAAGATAGATTAGTTTCGGCGATGTCTATTTATCAATTAGATTACGAATTAAAGAAACAAACTGCTGTTAATACATTTTTTAATGTTTTTCCTATTGAAGTATCAGAAATAGAATTAAATTCAGAATCTGTATCACAAGTTCAAACATTTTCAGTTAAATTTGCATATTCACATTTTCAAGTTACAACTATCGATTCTAAATTTATGTCTGCTAATGATATAGCCGATAAGATTAAATCAATGATACAAGATACTTTAAATTCTATTGCTAATTCAGTAATGGGTGCAGTTAAATCAACAATAGGTGGAACAATAGATTCTTTAGTTGGTGACACAAAATCAGCACTTGGTGGAATATCTAATAAATTATCATCAGGAATATCAAATGCAACTGATTTCTTTACATCAAGTTTTAAAAATTTCTTAGGATAAAGGATTAATTTTGTTACTTCAAGACGCAGTAAGAGAAGTTTATAAGAAAAATTGGACTTTAATTGCAAACTTTTCATTTATTTTGCACCCTACCCCTGAATTTGGTAACTTAATAAATTGGGGTTCTATTGAAAAAACTAATACAGACCTTAATATTTCCTGTATTTCAATAGAAACACCTGAATATACTAATCAATCTATTGAAGATTATTCAGGTAATATGTGGCGATATAATAATGGACGTGATGAATTGTTTAGATTTACAATGACTTTTAGAGATTTTAATCAATTTGAATTATATAGAAAATTTGTAAATGCTTATAACTTAAGTAAAGATAACTATTTTGATAAAGTTGTGTTTAATTGTCAGGTGTTTGCTGACCCTGATAATGGAACTCCAAAATCTACTTTACTCTTTGGAACACAATCTGCATTAATTGAAGGTGTTTCTCAACTATCACTTAATAATAGCACTAAGAATCAAATTGCTGAATTTACTGTGAGATTTAAATGTAATTCGCCGTTACACGCAAGCGTAAGTAATGAGAATTCAGGTTCAATTGTAAGTGGCGGATTATCACATTTAAAATTCTTTTAATATTTTTAATATTTTAAATTTAATGAAAGGTTAAAATATGGCTGATTTTAATAAATCTTTTGAACTTCTAGCAAAATTTGAATTTAATAATTCTGCTAATATATTACATAAAAATCCTAATGAAACAGGATTAACTTATTGGGGAATTTATGAAACCGCTAATCCTAGTTGGCAATGGTGGAATATAATTAAACAAGAAATTCAAAAAACAGGTTCAATTAAACAAGCAAGTATAAATCTATCTAAAAATCAAGATTTAACTTTAGATGTAATGAGATTTTACAAGAAAAATTATTGGGATTCTATAAATTTGAATTATATTAATTCACAAAAAGTTTGTGATGAAATGTTTATGTTTGGTGTAAATTGTGGAATTAAGCAAGCAGTTAAATTAGCACAACGTGTTGTAGGTGTTGCTGATGATGGTGTAATAGGAAATCAAACTATTCAAGCAATTAATAATTATGATGAAAATGATTTTGATAGAGAATTTGATATTGAAGAAATGAAATATTATGACTCTATTATACAGAAAAATCCTAGTTTAAAAATATACAGAAATGGATGGTATAATAGAGCCGACTCAATTTAAATTTAATGATTTATTCAGTTATAGAAGTTTCTTTAATTCTATAACTGCTTTAAATCCTTTTTGAATATAATTATTAATCTCTAATCTTTTATTATCTTGTAATGCAGAATTTAAATCTTTATAATTAAAATCGCTAGGATAAACCAAAACATTATAATCTTTAGCATATTCAATCATTTTCTTAATTCCTGTTGTATCATTATCAAGACAAAATATAGGATTTTTAAGTTCTTTAAGACGTTCATCAGGTATATCAATTCCACATTGTGCTATTATATTAGTTTTGCCTGAACTTAGAGCGTCGAAAATTCCTTCAAAGATATAAACAGGTTGTTCTTTATCTATGTTAAACCAATTCCATAATTTATAATCTTTATTTAAATTAAATGTTTTAAAATCTTTAATATCTGTTTTTCTTGAATAAAATCCATAAATTTTATTTAATCTATAAAATGGAATTACAATAGAGTTTTGAATTTTATAAAGTTTATCATCTATGATTATATCTGTATTAATAAAATAAAACTGACCGAATTTAGAACAATCTTTATAATCTATATTTCTTGATTTAAGATAATTTAAACCTAATTCAGATTGCTCCAAAGGAATTAATAAATTTTCTAAATCAATAGTCTTAAATTCAGGTATATCATCAGTTTCTACAATTTCTTTATCATTACCTTTATCAACAAAATCAATATCATTTAAGAATATTTTTTGATGAAAACACTCCCTTTTATAATCATAAAGTTTATCAGGGAAATATAATCTTAAGAAGTTATACATATTTGTATTAACAGGACAATCGCCGTTAAAACATTTAACAAAATCGTTTCCGCCTTTATGATATAAATGAAGTCTTTTAATTGATTTGTTTTTCTTAGAATCACCACAAACAGGACATCTAGCAGATATATCAATTAATGTTTCTTTGCCTATATCGTGGCAACACATTTTAAAAAATTTAATATTTAATGGATTTAACATCATTTGCTCCTGTATATAATGATGTTATTATACTATTAAAATCTTAATTATTACTTATTTAATCAATTCTTAGTATAAAATTCTTTAAATTTAGGGTATAAATCAAGAATTTCAGATGGTGTGTTGCGTTTAAAATACAATTCATTATCTATATTATCTATTAATGATTGTGTAGTTGCATTAATATTTTGAAGTTTTATTTCTTTAACATTAATATCAGGATTTGATTTTAATATATAAGTATATTGATAAAATTTATTTGTGCCTGCTATAATAGTATTAATATTTTTCTGAATAAAATCGCATTTTTCTAATATAGTATTTAAATATCCTGAATTATGCGATATTATAGTTATGTTTTTGTTATCGCCGAAACATTTTTGAATTGCTAGTTTTCTTAATTCAAATGTATGTTTATCAGAACTAGGGTTTATAATACAAATTACGCCGTTGTCGTAGTCTTTTAAAGATTGTTTGATTATTTCGTAATGTGCTTTAGTAAATATTCTAAATTTGCCTATAAATAAGAAATTGTTATTATTTTTAATTCTTTTGATTAATATTTTCTTATATTCGTTATGAATATCATCTTTAACGTCTAGGTCTGTTTTATTTTGTTTTAGACTTTTTAGAGAATCCTTAAATTTAAGTTTTCTTAAATTATCTGCTACTTGCTTTAATATATTATTAAATTCATCTTGATTAAATAAATTGATATTAGAAATTAAATTTAGTGCAGTTAATCTTATAAATTTATTATATTCTAAATCAGGTTTATTAATATTATTAGTTATCTCAGATTTTAAAACTTTAAAATATAATCCATTTTGGATAACTATAAACCCTTTTTCTGCTCCGCCATATTTTGAATTTATATTTAAAAATAGTTCTTGAATCTTAGAAATATAATCATCTATATAATTTAAATTTAATAAATTTTTAATTTGTAAATATTGTTTCTCTACTTCAGGGTCTAGTAAAGAATTTTCAAAATTATTTAAATATCCTGCAAATAGAATTCTTGGTGTGTCTAGTTTTAAAATTTTAGCATATAAATCACGTTTTAGAACTCTGAAATCTTTAGGATTTGATAAAATACGACCATAATTTAATTGATATTCAGTGTTGGCATATCCTATCAGAACTAATTTATGAGTTAATTTATATTTAGTTTGTTGCTTATCGTGATTACATAAGAACATAATAAAGAATTCAGTATTAATAGGGATTTGTGAAAAATCTGTATTTAATT